AGATTTGAGTAGTGGCGGGATGCACTAAGCTCCATTCGCGGATAGCTTCATTGAGCCACTCAAAAAGTGAGACATTGGCCCACACAAAATTCGGCCCGTTATCGCCTAGTTCAGCCCTTATTCTGGTAGTTAAGTCAAGCCTAGTAGTCATAAAAACTCGCTTTCTTTAGTGTGGGGAAATCTATATATTGGGTTTGCCGTCGGGTGGTTCACCACAATATATAGACTTCGCTTGCAAGATTAGTTGGCTAAAACTCCAACCATTCCAGCTAGAGCTAAATCACGATAGTTGAGCAAACCGCAATACCATTTGATACGCATACGCATGGCATCTTTGGTTTCCAGTTCGCCAATTTCGTTGTACTGGATACCGCCATTAGTTAACCCCATTACACCGCGCTGATAGCCGAATTGCACGGCATAGACAGTTGAACAGGTGGTAGCTGTGCCGATGGTGTTATTGTCGAGAATATTGTCATCAACGATGATCGGGATACCATCATAGAACTCCACCTGCCGCCCAAAGGCATCAAGGTCTACTTCTAGGACTGCGTTGGTCTGACGGCGAAGCTTCTTTAATCCGCGCCTAGTACGCTTACTCATTAGCAAGGCATCAGGTTTGCCGGGCTTCACAAGGTCAATCAAAGCATCGAAGTTCTCAAGGGTAGGGGCTGCTCCGTTGGGGCCTAGGCTGATAGTTTGACCTGAAGTGACTAGCTGGCTGAGGCCGTTGAAGCTTTTAGGGTCAACAAAACTATTACCATTGAAAAAGGCACTATTGAAGCTATAGGCTACGGCTTTGGCTTTCTTGGCGATGGCTTCGGCGCGTAGGTCGTTGGGGCGGCGGTAGGTTTGTTGTAGGAAGCTATCAACATCAATGTCTCCACCTAAAATAGTGAGGTTAGTTTGCTTCTGGGTAACAGTGACAGCCTGCTCGTTCCAAGTATCGCCTACTGCGTAGAAGTTGGCCCCTGATAGGGTGGCTTCTTGGTTGTAAACCAAAGCTACGCCGTTGAGTTCCTCAAAGGGTAACATCTCCAGCACACGGCTTTCTAAGATGATGTTTTCAATAATTCCTTGCTCAATGACGTTGTTAGTCATTTTTTGAGCGTCGTATAAAGTAAAAGGCATAGTCTTTTATTCTCCTTATGTTAGGCTGCGCGGATGCGGTCCCAATTAATATTTAAGGGCTTAGCTTCTGGCGGTGGTTTCTAAGCCGTAGCGGATTTTCTCGGTGGCTGACATTTTGCCTGTGTCTGTAACGTCCCCGCGACGTTGCGCCCCGCCTGCTGGTACACGTCGGTTGCCTACAGTGCGGGTGCTAGGCTTTTGAGCTTGGTCTGGATCGGGTGGTGTAATAGGCTGGCCTTGGGCGTTTTGACCACTAACCATTGCGCCTTTGGTTGGGTTTTCTAACTCAGTTTGCACGGGCGCGGCGGTTTGAGCAGTGCTGCCTGCGGGTGCGAATTTAGTAGCTAGACGCTGGTAAGCGGCACGGCTGGCATCACGGGAAGCGTCAACCTCGGCTAAGGTACTTCCACCAATCATTTCAGGAATAAGATCATCGCTATCTTTGATTTGCTGCATGTAGGCGGCAAGGGTGGTTCGGTGGGCAGCCTGCTCATCGGATAGCATTTTGAGTAAGTCAGCGGGACTTTGCTCATGGTCGTTTTTGCCAGTGGCGGCCAAAGTACCAAGCGTTTGCTGCTCGGTAGGTGCTGGCGCGGTCTGGGCGTTTTCGTTGTCTTGCATGGTGTTATCAAGTTCCACGTTTATAATTTCCTTTCGTTTAGCTAGATTTGTGGATGCTGCTCCAAGCTAAAGCTAAGCAGATGGTCCAGCTTCGCCCACTTTACCCTTATAAGAAGTTACTCCAACTTCGGCGGCAATCGGGGCTAGAGCAGAGGGTGACTGCTGGTGCTGACGTACTCGCGCACAAATAGGGCAATCATCACCGGGGTTGAGCTTAAAGTGATTGATAAGTGTGGCCCCGCACTTTTCACAAAGTTGCTCGGCAATGATTACGCCTTCGGTAATCGCGTCATTAGCTAAGGCTTTGAGTGCCTCCCCAGCTTTAGCTAGGTCATTTTTGAGGTCAATAGTAGTAGGCATTTTCTGGTTTCCTTTCTATTACTGATAAATTAATTATGTAAACTGCCTTACAACTGAGTGCTAGTAGGATTGGCACCGAAGCCAAGTTCCTCTAAGACAGTGTTGACGGCTTCGAGTAGGTTTTCAGCCTGCTTCCCTTCAAGGCGGTGTTTGGTTTCTTGCAACTTAGCTACGATTAGGGTAGCTTGGGCTGCTTTGAGGCCGCCTTCCTCGTCCATGAGCAGGCGCTTGACTACTACCCGCGCGGCGGCAATTTCGCCATCGAGATTAGCTTTCTGCTCATCGTCCAACTCTAGGGCTTCGGCTAACCAGCTTTTCTCTTGGCCTGTAAGCGCCCCATCATAGAAGCCTTTGGCGCGGGTCTTGCCTGTAGGTCTGCCGCGTTTTTTGGGTGGCTGTTTATTCGGCTCGTTGTCGTTTTGCATGTCTTTGCCCTCGTTATAATTTCTTTACTCAATACCAAAAGCAGAGCGGCGCTGCCAGTTTTGTTCATCAAGGACAGCTACTAGGGCGGCACTGGTTAGCAAGTCGTCGTGAGTGGTAGGACTTGGCACACTCCACTTGATTAGCTTGCCCGGTCCCGGTCTGACTTCGTAGATACATTCGTTGCATTGCTGCCAAAATAGGGCAGTGTCGGGCTGCCCATCGGCAAGATATTCTAGGTAGCGTCCGCTATCTATGGCGGCTAACCAGCCCCACCCTAGCTGAGATTTACTAACTGCTCCGAACACAAAAGGTACGAGTTTGCGTCCCAAAGATTTCCCTAAGAATGAAGCTAGACCTGCCCCTATGCCAGTAGCATCTATAACCACATATCTAGCTTGCCATTGCTCTTTAGCTAGGGATAAGATGCGACCATATAGCTGAGACTGAGGTACATTAGTCCAGATGTAGCGGTGTACCACTTTGTACAATGGCAAACCTTGACGATTATCATCACCGAAAGCTACCTCAACCACAGTTATAGCAGTGCTATCACGCTTGGAAGTGGTGCTACCACTATCAAAGGCGGCTGCGAGGTCTTGTTCAGTTTCTTCACCCCCTGCTACGTCTATGAGTAGACAATAGACTTTGCCGGGAGTGGGACGTTCTTGGCGCTGGTGACTGCCGTGCATAAGTTGCTGTCGCCAAGTAGGAAGTAAGCCGCCGTCTCCGTCTATCTCTAGCAGGCGGTATTCGGTTTTGACAAAGGGGTGATCTTCGCCAAATTGGGCTATGCGTTGTTTGACCCGTTCACCATAGGCGGAATTAGAAGCCGCGACACGTTGCCAGTCTGCTAGAAATACGCGAGGCTGATTATCTCTAGCTTCAAGCTCGCGCAAAAAACGAATTTGACGAGCTAGGAGGGTATGGCTGGTCCAAGGAGTGCCACAAAAAACCGTGACGGCGTTGGTACTAGCTCCCATCGGCTCGAATACTGCGTCCCAACGTTCGGGCAAGATGTCTTGCGCTTCGTTGGCAAGTAGTAGTAAGCTGGCAGTTTCGCCGCGTGCGTTGCTGGTGGGGGCGGCACTGAGGAAACGCGCATCGGCCTGTCCCAACTTTAGTTTGTAATCATTCTGACTGAACTGACCGATGTTGATTAAGTTGTTTAGCCTACTAGCAAGCCGATCACGGCTGATGTTGGCTTGGCGTTGAGTGGGTGCGGCAACAATAATCTGACCGCCTTGTAGTCTGAAAAGATTTAAAAGGTAACACTCCAACTGAGCTAGTAACTCATCTTTGCCAGCCTGACGACTAAAGAGGATTGCGAATTGACCACCACGCCCGGCACGAATAGCTGAGAGAATGGGCTGAGCTGCCGCAATTTGATAATCTCTAAGTTTTTGGCGTGGGAAAAGACCCCTACTAAAGTCTGAGATGTCAGATAAGAGCAGGCGCAAAGCTGGTAAAGAATTATTTTGATTGGTGCTTGGCGGCATAAAATTAAGCTCAGTAAATAAAATGTAACGCTCTAAGCGTAACGTAAATAAAAATAAGTTGGCAGGGGGTTTGACTAGGGGCCGTTAGTGGTGTTGGGCCGGGCTGAATAATCCCTTAAAGTAACAAGTTTTTAGACTAGAATTGCAGACCAGTTTTAGCATAGACCAATAGAGCGCCGTCTTTCTTGCGCCACCTGATGAGGTGGTTAACGGTTTCGGCTTCGCTGATTTCTTCGCCTGTATCTTTGTAAATAAGACCTCGCTCGTTGCTGGCTGCACTTTCGTGCAACTGGCTTTCGACATAGGCGATGCCGGGACCAACTATATAGCCGGGCGAAGCGGGGGCTAATGGCGCACCGGGCAAAGATAAGGTAGAAGCAACATTAGAGTAGAACGCA